CGCTTGCGCAACCCCTCGGAGCAGGTTGGCGAGCACAACTCCGGGGTCTTGGGCTGCCGCCCCTCCGGGGGCAGGGCTGGCACTGTCGCGGGTTGGATGGGCGCACTGGGCGGCGATGACTTCGGCACGGCGCTGCAGGCTGTCAGCAGCACTGCGAGCACGGGCAGCGTCAGCCGACGCAGCGCGGATTCGGTTCTGGGCATCGGTCTGCACCTCCGTGTGAGCGGCTTGCCAGCGGGCTTCTAGGGCTCGCGCGGCTTCGCTGGCGGCTAGGGCCTCAGCGATCAGTTTCTCGCGCTCCTGAGCCCGTTCTGCGCGTTCTCGGGCCAGCGTGGTTTCGGTGCCGCGCAATTCCCACAGCAGCGTGCCCGACAGCACCACCAAGCCGATGCAGACCACACCCAGAGCGTAGGCGACGGGGCGGTAGATCATTGGCCCAAGCACTGCCGGTTCTCAGCCTGCCGGCGCAGCGTCAGGCCGCGCAGGGGCTCACCACGGAAGCGATCCCAGCGCAGGATCTCGGCGCAGGCCCCGGCGTAATCGCCCGCGTTCAGCCGGCGTACCAGCGTCGATGAGCAGAACGCACCCGGACCGATGTTGTACGCCAGGCTCAGGAAGGCGTCGTATTCGTACTGATGCAGCGGCACCCGCACGCACTGTTTCAGCGCCCCTTCGAAGCGCTGCACGTCCTGCAGCTTGCGCACCAGAGCCTGCACGGGCTCGATGCGGTCGCCGGGTTTTACGCCGGCAGTGGTGCCAAAGCCGATGGTCGGCACATCGCCCTTGACCGGGATGTACGCTTCGCCACGGTAGCCCTCATGGACGGCGATGCCGACCAAAGCGGACGCTGATAGCGTCAGGGCACCGATGACGATGCGGGCTTTCATTCGGTATCCGGCGCGCGCTGGAAGTGCATCTTGCCCCAACGATACAGCAGAAAGCCGATCTGCAGTACCAGGTAGATCAGCGTCGCCCACAACACCAGGTCATTGATTGGCATCCCCGCCACGGTAGCGCCGGCAACGGCAACTGGTGGCGACGCCTTGGCGGCTTCGGCGGCGATGTCGGCTTTCTGTTGCATCGTCAAGCTCATAGCTGATGTTCGGCCGCGCGGGCTTCAAGTTCCATTGGATGGTTGGTGTACCCGTGGCGCAGCAGGCCCCACAGGTACGTGACGTAGTATCGCAGCAAGCCCATGCGCTGGTACTGCCGCCAGTGGGCGATTTCGTGCCTAGTCAGGCGCTGGTTTGCCAGATGCTCGGGCAGCACGAAAATCCCCCACGGCGCCAGCGCCACGCCTGCGAAGCCGAAGCGGCGCAGGAACCAAGCGATGATGTGGCGGGCTGGGCGGGGGATCATGGGGCGAGGTTGTTGACGGACTGGGGGGCGAGAGAATTTGAGCGCACCGGCTCTGCCCTAGGGGCGATCTCAACGCCGGCAGCAGTAGTCACTGCCCGCCCAAGACGCTCTGGCTGCAGTTGCGTAGCAACAGATCCGCCACCAGTTGCTCTTTGACGCTGCAATTGAAGCGCTTTTTCAACCGAGCGCGCAGCCAAAGCCGGGTCGGTCATTTCGCGGGCAATTTCCAACGCTAGCTTGTTGTCCAAGCGCAAAGCAAGGCGCTTGGCGGTGTTGTTAAACACCGTTATCGTAAAGTTGAGAACGTTGGGCAGCGGCAAACCAATCTCTCGACCAGTTTCCGTACCAAGGCCCTTGATTTCAATGCCGGTTGCCGCTCCAGCCTTGACCAGTCGCTCATATTCGCCGCGCCGCAACAGGTCTTGTTGAACCGCGTTTATGTGGCTCAATTGTTGTGGCGTCAGGCCTTTCGTCAACTGGTTAATGCGCGACTGAACGGCATCCGCCGTAGCACCTGCCGGCAACGGGTCGGAAAGCTTAATGTTTGCTCGCTCGGCAATTTCTTGCACCTTAGCGTGCCGCGCAGCATTGAAGCCAACAATGTTGATGCGTTGCAGCGTGTTCATGCCGGCATCGTCAAGCACGCGGATCGGGTCAGCGTACTTTTTGAGGAACGCGGCGTGAGCTTCCGGCGTGAACTTGCCAACCTCGCGCGTGTACAGGTCTTCAATACCCGAACGCATCACGCGCATGGCATCCGGGTCTTTGCCAAACATGGTGACAAAGTTTTGCGCCTCGGATACGCCTCGCGGCTGGAAATACTTGACAACTACATCTTCTGGCTTAATTTTTGGCTCGTTCAGCCCAGTGGTTCTGAACAGTTGCGCGTTGACTCCTGTCTTAAATTGCGGGACGTACTGTTCTCGGTACAGATTCAGCGCGGCAGAGTACTTTTGCTTGGCAGCATCGCTTAGCGTTGTTGATGTAGAAACCGCTTCGTCAATGGCGCTGTGAATTTGGCCTAGGTTGCGGAGCCTAGTCGCCGCCGCAGGATCTGAGGACAACTTTCCGGCGGCAATGTCCGCATTGACGGCCTTGCGGATGTCGTCCAGTTGTTGCAGCGTGGCCGTTGGGGTTTCTGGCGCGCGACGAACAAATATGTTTTTTGCGATGTCACCGCGCCCAAGCGGCACCGGCTCTGGCCTTTTGACCAGTTGCGCTAGCTTGCGGACAGTTTCTGGCGCGGTTGAGGGATCAAATTCCGACAACTTTTTGCCAAGGATTTCCTCAGCTTGACGCACCACGCTGGCAAGATCAATTCTTGAGTCGCCCGCCTCTTTGAAGGCGGCTTGATAAGCTGGCTCAATGACGTTGGCCTTCAACGCTTGGCGCTTGGCTTCTGCCGATTGAAAAAGAGCAGACCCCACATCTTCAGCGTTTGCCGGCTGCAGCGCTGTTTCCATGCGCCGCTCAAGTTGCGCAAGCACCCTGCCGGCTTTTTCTTGGCCTCTGGCCTGTTGAGCGCGTTGAGCCGTTGCCGTTTGAGCCTGCATAAAGGCGTATTCGCCCGCAAGGCCCGGTACTTCTGCGGCACGCGCCTGCAGAGTTGCAAAACCCGGCGTACCTGCGGTGGCAGCAACCTCGCCAGCAGCAGGAATGGCGCCAGGCGTGACGGCGCGCTGGCCGCGCAACGCAGCAAGAATGTCGTCGCCCCTGTTTTCAAGCGCCTTCAAGTACGTGTCTAGCTTGATGTTGCCGAGCCTGCTGCCGTACTCGGCAATTTTGGCAAAAGCGGGGCCAACAACGCCGCGACCTGCGGCCTCCATAGTCGCGCCAGACAACGTTTCGCGCGCAGTGCGCTCCAGCGCCTGCGGCACAGTGATAGGCTCGTTATCGCCCGCAATCAAACGGTTGATGCCGCGAGCAGCGCTGTAACCTGCGCCAGCGCCACCAAGCATAGCCAGCGGGCCTGCTGGAGTTGCCAAAGCCGCGCCGCCCACAGTGCCAAGGCCCTCGATGGTGGGCCCGATCATCTGCGCCACACGCTGCCGCGTGGTTGGGCCGGCAGGTGCAACGGGCGGGGCCGGATACGGCCCAGCGCCCGGGATTTGCCCCGGCGGCGCTGAAGGTGCGGTTTGTTGCTGCGCAGCAAACAGCCTTTTGGCTTGTGCGATAACTTCTGCATCCGAGGCGCCCGCAGGCCCGCGAATCTCGCGAATGTTGCCTTGAGGATCTCGGACTTTGTAAATCTGATCGGCCATGCTTACCTCACCACAGACCAGCCGCCACTTGAAGGCGCGGGCGCCGTAGAATTTGCGCGAGGCCCTGCTGCCGGCCTTGCTGGCGGCGGTGTTGTTGGGGCATTCAACCCAGCGCCTTGCGCCGGCATCGGCAGATTGCGGAATTGCGGGAATCTTTCAAAGTCCTCGCCATATTGCTTTTCGTAAGCGTCCTTGATGCGCTCCATTGCGGAGCGAGCCTGCTGCTCAAGTGACGCAATTTGCTCCAACATTGGTCCGGCGCCTTTAACCGGATCAATTACGGCAATTTGATCCGCCAAGATTTTCCATTCTTGGTTGGCAATTGAGCCAATGGCTCCAGACATTGCCGCCGTAGCTTTGCCCATGGCGGTAATTTTGCCGCGCAAGTTTTCCAGCCGCGTCTGAGCTTGTGCCGCAGCGCCGCCAGTAAACGACGGCAGGTATGCGCCAGTAAAGCCTGTGGCTCGTGCCAAGCCTGGCGCCGTGCGCACCAGTTCCGCACTGTTCAGCGTATCCTGAAGATTTTGCAGCGCAGTCCCGGCGTTGCGGTATTCCTTGGCTACGGCGTCGCGGCGGCGAGCAAGCTCGCTTTCTGACATGGGTTTGCCGGCTGCGGGCGCGCCGGTTGCGGCGCTTGCTCCGGTTCCGGCTCTGGCGCCAGAACCTCGGGCGCCGGCAGCGGCACCAGTCTCTGCACCAGCCCCCGCACCAGCTACAGGCACGTTCCGCACCATCACGGCACCAGTCTGCGGGTTGGCAAGCATGTCATTGATGCCCAACCGAACGCCAGAAACTGGCAATTCTATGCGCGGAGGCGTAATGAACCGACCAGAACCGCTTTGGTCGCGCTCAAAAATGTTCTGACCGACAGGAACCGTTTTTTGTGAAGGAGTCAGCACCTGCGGCTCCAAGAGCTTCGCAGCCTCCGGGTCTTCGGCGTACATCCTCAACAGCGCGTTGGCCGTCATGGGCTGATCAAAAAATTCCGCAAGCCTGCCCTTGCGCTGGCGGTACGCAAGGTCAGCCTCTATCATTTTCCGGCCCGCCTCAAGTTGGGCTGGAGTGGTGGCGTTGTTGATCACAACGCGCCCCAAAGCGGAAACCGTGGCGTTGGGATCGCCCATGATTTCTTGGACACCACGGCGAAATGCTTCAAACGCCGCATCCTGCCGCGCTTGGTTTTCCTGTTCTGCT